TTAGTCCTTGATTCAATATAATCAGTTAGGATTCGATTACCAAAACTAATTTCATCAGATGCAAATAACCCAGCAATATTCTTAGAGTTTTCTGTAACTAAATCAAAATCATAGTAATTGTGTAATGATTCTTTCTCACTTACTAAATCAGCAACGACCACTGCGACTGATGATGAAACACCAACCGATGCGTTTCTGCGATTCTTATCATCAGTTGATGCTGTAGAAACAATACTTACATCAGCAAAGTTTCTAAATCCAACAACATGACCAAGACTATTAACTGGGTCTTTCCATGTATCATATGAAATTGGACTACCTAATGAATATGAGAATATTTGATAATAATCATTATCTGCAAGTTTTTGTAATTCTGTATTTAATTTTCCAGTTTCTTTACGGAAACCACTTCTAAATTCAGAGTCAGAATCAATATTAAATACTGAGTTAAATTTAGTTGTCTGTTCAATCAATGCGATAGATTTAGATGATGAACCATTAATTGATTCGCCAACGTTAAAGGTATCATTTGATAATACTTTAAGGTACTTATTGTTCTCATTCCAAGCGACGACAGTTCCAATTTTATCGCCTGTGCTTACAGTTTCACCGACGCTAAATTGATTTGTATCAACATCGATATTAAATTGAGCAATATTTTCAAAAGGTATTGCTTGTCCTGATGATGAAGGGCCACTAAAGATGCCTGGGCTTGTGACTGATGAATCTAAATTATATGAAACAGATGCATTTCCTCCGCCTGGATTTGTATTAACACCAGTAATTACGAAAGGTTCATAGTTGTAATCTGATGAGTTGAATCCACTTCCAGTAGATCCGATACCAATATTTTCTACATATAGTTTTTCACCAAGAGTAAATGGATATGTTGTTGAATCATATGCACCCTCAAGAGTCAAAGTAACTAAATTTGTTCCACCTGTAAATGATAGATTTTTAACTTTAATTCCATTATTATTATTTGTAGCAATAATTCTTGGATTAGTATCATATAAGGAGTTTGTATTTCTTAAAAGTCTAACTTCAGAAACAGATGTTCCTTGTACATCAACAGCTGTTATGACCTCATCTTTGATTGATCCAGTCACACGGTCAATCACTAAAACATTTGGTGGTTCAAGATAATTTTTACCACCAGAACTAATTCCAATATTTGCAATTTTGGATAATCGATCCAATCTTAAAATTTGTGGTAATTGAACAGATGGTTGTATTGTTTTATCTGCTGAATAATCAAATCCAAGATTTTTAATTGTATATCTTCTTAATTTACCAGTTTCATTACTATTCAATCTAATAACACCACCAACTCCAAGTGTTGATCCTATTGAAGTAACAACAGGAATTGTTTTATAATTTCTTCCTTTTGATATAATTCTAATATTATTAATGGCACCTATTGCACTTATAGAAGATGTTGAATAAGATAGTTTAGTAGCTTCCTCCTTAGTATAGCCATCTTTTTCTGGTTGCGATGGTAAGACAAATGAGAATGTTGTGCTTCCAATTCCTGTAATTGCAAAATCTCCGTTATAAACACTGTTTGATATTTTTAAACTTGAATAATTAATAACATCAGTATCAACAATTGGATCTCTCTTAAATGGAGCATTGATATTTAAATTAACAGGTGTTAATTTGTAAAAAAGATCTATTGGAGTATTTTCTGTAACAGAAAGATCCACTCTTGCAGTCGTTGTTACACCAACAGTTCCAACTCCCACAACTTGAAATCCACCATCTTCTTTATTATTGAAATATGGATTTGTAAAGTTTGTGTCTCTGAATAATTCAAAATCAAATACTTGTGTTCTCTTTCCAGAAATGATTTGAGTAAGAGACGTATCAGATACAGCAAATCCAACTTTATATCCACGAGTAAGTGATAGAGGTGGATTAATTAAAGCAATTGTATGACCAGATCCTGTAGATGTAAGTGAAATACAATCAGGTATTAATTTTTTAGATTTGAAGTTAGTTTCAGATAATTTAATTGTATTTTTATCAATTCTAACAATAAAGTAAGTGAAGTTATTAAAAAGTGGATTTGCTGGATTCGATGATTTATAAAGAACTTTATCGCCTGTTTTATATCCGTGATTTGGAATTGTAATTTGATCTTTAGTTATATCAATAGCAGAAGCACCAAAATTAATTGGATTAATAAACGTTCTGCGAGTGGTATCATCAAACTGAACATTAAATGTTGTTGTAATACCTGGCGTTACATTTAATCTAACACGATCATTTGCTATTAATTGGTGTGCTTCCTTACAAACAACAGTTCCAACAACTTTTTCAGCAAAACCAGTGATCTCAGTTTTTTGTGGTTTTAAGCTATGAATCTGTCCAGTTCCGTGACCTTTAAAGAATAATTGATATGCAGTTGATCCTATACCTGTAATAGATCCTGTTAATCCTATGCCTAATGGATTTGTTGATATACCAAGTAAATCTTTACCTAAATTAATTGCAAATACAGGAGAATTATTAGTTAGATTAAATGTGGATATACCATTTGAAACTAAAAGTGAAGTTCCTCCACCACTAGAATATAAAAGTTTTTCACCAGTTTCAAATCCATGATTTTGTAAGAAAATATTTTGAGTTGGAATGAATCTTTCTGTGGATGCACCACCAACAACTTTAAAAGAGTATCTAATTGTTGATCCAATGCCAACACCAGCTGATTCTCCTAATGCAACACTTTCAATCGGATTAAAGAAATATGGAACATTTACTCTCGTTTGAATATCAGTATTAATACCTAAATTAAAAGTAATGCTACGATTTAAAGATGTAATTAGAGATGTGCTTGTATGAGCAGTTCCTAAAACACCATCAAATTCTCTTTTGACTCTAACTTTATCATTTACATCATCAACATTAAGAACTAAAAATCTTTCAGTATTAATACCTAAAACATCATTTGGTGCAATCGCATTTCGAGATAAATCACCTGTAACTGACAAACTTGTAACTATGCCTGTAGATCCAGTTGTTCCAATTCCTGTATTTAAAAGTAAGAATGATGTATTAAATCCAATTTGATGTCTGCCGTCTAACTTTCTTAAAGAGTCAGTTGATAATCCTGAAATCGTTACAACATCACCAATAACCAAATCATGTGGTTGAGATGAGAGTCCTGTAACTTTTCCATTTGAATTATTATATGAAAATACTAGATTTTCAATTTTAACTACAGTTGAGGCTACAGATACAATTTCCTTTCCTTCTACTCTAGAAATTTCACCAGAAAAACCATTTCCTTTTCCTAAATTTTGAACTCTTAATGGATCTTTAACTTGATAACCAGATCCAGAACTTAGTATTTCAAATTGATTAATTCTACCTGGCGATGCATAATTAATTTCAATCTCCTGATCAACAATCTTTCGACTATCGTGTATTCCTTCATATTCTGATCCCGCTCCATCTAACTTGTATGGATTTGTATTTCTTCTTAAATTGAGAGTGTTTAAATCTAAATCTTGATTATTAGTTTCAATAAAATTAAACTCATCAGGTTTTGCAGCATAATTTTCACCAATTAAATATGGAAAAATTGGAGATCTAAAGTTTTTAAACGTTCCACTAGTTTCATTTTCATTTGGATTAATTGTTGCAAAATAAGCATAAGTTCCTTTTGGATAATCTGGAGTGATGCAATATCTTCCATTATTTTCATCAAGATCACCATTTCCAAGATACTCATGATCTTCTACAAAGAATCCAAGAGGAAATTCTGATATTGGTGGCCCATTCTCCCTACTTGTTTTAAGAACATAACTAGATCTCATGATTCTTACAACACCACCATCTTTACGATCATATCCATAAGGGCCATAAATTGGATTACCATCATAAGCCCATCCAATGATAGGTGAGTGATTTAAAGAGGCTTGTTCTGCATTATTGAGAATATTTAAATCATTTGATGTATAATCTACTGTTCCATCACTATTTTTTTGTTTTAGAACTTTTCTTAAACCTCTGGGTGCATAAAATGTTGTAAATTTAATACCCTCATCATTATCACCTCTTGATAAAAATCCATCATCCCCATAAAATATATCCTCATATCTCTTAACGTTATTGATTGACCAAGATCTAATTTTTGGTAAAAATACAGCACCAGTGCCAGGAATAATTTCCTCAACTCCAACAGTTGCCGTTGAATATCCAACACCACCATTATCAATAGTTACTGAATCAACTCTTCCATTACTAATTGAAGAAATTATTTTTGCACCAACACCATCACCTAAAATTTTTAAATCAGGAGCCGATGTATATTCATCACCAGATCGAGTTACGATTACAGATTGTATTCTTCCATTTGTAACGATAGCCTTGTATTCAGATGATGATCCAGAGGAAACACGAACTTGAGGAGGAATACTAAAATTAAATGTTGAATCATTTCCATATCCGATTCCAGGCTTTTCAACGTTAATTGATGTAATTGAACCTCTTACAATTGGATTGACTCTCGCATGATAATTTTCTGGATGAACTGTATTAATTCCAATTTTTCCTTTAACATTAACAACAATTGGAGGATAATTAAATATGTGTTCTCCAGATCCGATTGATGTTAATCCAACAAATTGTTTAGTTAAATAATTTGCATTAGATAAAGTAGTTCCAATTCCAGCAGCCGCAAGTCGAAAACGATCATCACTTACTTTTAAAACAAAATAATCTTGATCTGTGTCAAGTCCCCCGATTGTAATTCCGATTCCTGAGTGTGAATATCTAACTATCTCACCATCTTTAAATCCATGATCTTTATATTCAATAAAATCAGAATATGTATTAATACCAGATGTAGCGACTAATCTTCTTTTATTTTCATACCCTTCGCCAGGATTATCAATAATAATCTGACCTAAAATGAATTTCTTTCTTAAACTTTGAAATCTTTGTGATCCATCTGCAAATCCAGTAAGATTAAGTAAATTTGATTTTGTGATAGCATCATTTTCGTTATTTGCAAGTCTAATAGTTGTGTTATTAACTTTAGATACAAAATAAATTGATTCATCAACAAGTCTTTGATCTGGATTAAGTTGAATCGCAGTTGTAGTAATACCAGCGCTTGCAATACCAATTGCACCAGTATTAAAAGTTTTATAGACTACAGCCTCTCCATCACGGAACTTATGGAAAGTTCCAAAACCAATTGTATCATCAGCGATGTTAATCGCATTACCTGTAGATGATGCATCAAAATCAATAAAATGATCAACTTGTTTTAATCTCGCCCTTGCAATAGCATTTACACCGTTTCCACCAGTAATTTCTATGATTGGTGGTTCAACGTAGTCAAAGCCTGGATCTATAATATCAATTCTTTCAAGAGAACCTTTTACGTTCGCTGTTGCACTTACACCAGCACCTGTCAAACTTTCAATTGACACTGTTGGTGGTGTGATAACATCAAATTGTGATCCACCCTCCAATACATCTACTGATTCAATACCACCAAATTGAATAACATCACCAGACTTATAGTTTGATATCTCTGTACCATTTACGAGGATGCCAGTGGTGCCTGGCGCTGTCTCACGCTTTGCCCCATCAAAGAGTGGATTGAGAGATATTCTCTTCAATAATTTCTGATGTTCAAGTTTTTTATTTGCAAGTTCTGGAACGGAAATTTTAAATGTTCCGTTTCCAGTTGCATCTACAAAATCACCATTAATTAAATCAGGTAATGAGTTTGCAAGACGAATATTGTTTGAACTTACACGACTTACATAGTAATTTTTACCGTCAATAAGTTGTCCCAAAAATCCACTAATTACGTTATAAGTAACAACTTCTCCAGAATAGAATCCATGATCCGCTGCACCTTCTGTAACCTGTATCAACTGTATAACGTCGCCGCCAGTCGCGCCAGTCCATGTTACAGACCGATCTGGTGCAACGATAGGTTCATTAGCTAAACTTGGTAAGGAGGGTGATGTGACGTATGCGTGAGGGTGTGGAGGTAGTGCAAATGCATTATCACTTTCATGATCATACACGTTTTGAACATCAGTTGTGTATTTTGTGATATTATCGTGTAATGAACTGTTTCCTCTTTTAAGTCTTCTTCTTATAAATGCAAAATTATTTACACCAACGCCAGGCAAATCACCTACAATGAAAGTTGAACTACTAATAACACTCAGAACACGACCAACTCCAGATAGTAGTGATTGACCATCTAAAACTTCAACAGTGTCTTCCTCTAAAAGACCATGATCTGATGGTGTTACAATTCTAAAACTACTACTTGATTGGCGAGTAACAGTTTTTGGTGTGAATTTAACAGATGTGTTATACACCCAAGATCCAAAATTAGCGTCTTCAGAACTTTTGTTAATACCGAATGTACCAACTTTGATTTTATCTCCCTTATTAAAATAAAAAGTTTCTTCTGGTATTGGAAAATCTTTTAAAACACCTGTGATTAAAACCTCAATTTTCTTTGTGTTGTTTGCAAATGAATATCCATATGCAACATTATTATATCTAACATCATCACCAACATTTAAAACATCTATAGCTGTTGGTAATCCTACAAATTGATTTGATGTTTTACTTGTATATGTTACAACTCCAGCTAAACTTGCTGTCGGTAATGATATAGAACCACTAGTAGGAAATCCAACTGTTGTATCAACTGTCATTACAGTTGAACCGATGGTAACTTGATCTACCACACGAGTTCTGCCTGGAACTACGAAGTCACCATTAATTGAATCTTGCGATACACTAATTTGATAATAGTGTTCTCCACCATATAAAAAGTCTTTAACATCAGATATCGCACCTGAAGCACCTTGAATATTTTTATCATCCTCATCTGAATCTTGAAAGAGAGTTGATCCTTTTAAATTTCTTGGATCACCTGTGATTGGTTTAACTACAAAATCTTGTGCGAATCCATAATCTGCATCAGATGGTTTAATTAAAAATTCTGATGGTTTAATAATATCAACTTCTTCACCATATAATGCTCTGAATAAAATTTTATATGATTCTTCAGTTCCCTTCGTGCGATAAAAATCTTTAATTTGTCGAATAAACTTAATTTGATCTAGATCACTATCTAATTTACGATTTTCAAAACCACTTGCAAAGGTTGTTTTTAACTTATTAAAAAATTCACGAATAAAAAGATTTGATAAATTATGAACTTTTGAACCGCCTGTATGTGCAACACCGACTGAAGTTTTAAAATCTAGAACGTCTGGTTTTGTTGGTTGTTTTAAAGCATTAACTCCACTAAATCCACGAACACAACCAGTAAATGAAGTTGTACCAATTCCTGTATATGTAATAATTTCATCATCAATTTTAAGTAATCCATATTTACTTGGATAACCTTTTGTTGAATTAACAAAGATAGTACTTGAAAATGACTGAGTATCTGTTGATAATCCAGTAAATTCGGTCAGTGCAGCACCGACATAAGTTTGTAATTTTGTATATCTGTCTAAATTCTCAGCAATGTTTATAGATCCACCTTGATATTCTTGGGAAATATAATATTGCTTCATGAAATCCACAAAAAGTGGGCTTTCTGCTTGCACAAATTCAGGCAACTGATTTTCAATTACCTGATTTATTTCGACTCTTTGTATTGATGTGTCAATCATTAATATCCGCCGCCAGAGCTAGATCCACCGCCGCCACCAGATGAGGGTGTGCTGCTTGTGGTTGTACTTGATGTTGTAGTTGGAGTTGTGTATGTTCCACCAGTTGATCTAGTCGTTGAAGTTCCAGTTGCTGATGATGGAAGTAATGTAGTTCCAGTTGAAACTGGGGAATTTGACTCTCTTGTAAAAGTTGGAGTATAATAACTATGAATATGAACAAATTGAGATCCAGATGTGTTTTCACCAGATGATATCAGATCTTGAACCATATTAATTTTCGTATTTGACATATCAAATTTAACATATAAATCTCGAAGACCAACAACGTCATTTGAATGAGGAATTGCTTGAATTTCAATCACATTGTTTGCAATCACTGTTGAAGTGATATTACAAGTATCTATAAGAACTTCACCGATCAAATATTTAACAGTTCCAGCATTTTTCTTAACAATATTTGGAGTTCCACCTTCTGTGTATGTAAAGAAGAACATACGACCTGTTTCACGATCTATAACTTCATCAGCCATATATACAATTCCTGTTACACCTTCAATTGTAAATCCAGTTGAAACGACGTTGTAGGCAGACTCTTGACTATGAATGTGATTACCATAACAAATTTCATATTGAGCAAATTGTCCTATAACTGCTTTTAAATTACGACGAATTTTAACAAGAGTTATATTCGATGTAATTGATGAATCTACTCCATCAATTAATGAAACAGATTTACTATATTTAAATCTACCACCAAATTTATTAATATCAATTGATCGTGAATATTGAGTTAAAGCGTTTGAAACAGAAGTTTTAAGATTATTTGGATCATCATTTAAACTTGGATTATAATATGCATTAACTTGTAATTCAACATATAGATATTTCAAATCAATAAACTCTGGTACAATACCAGCAACCGCATAACTTTTTAATTTTTGAATTAACTCTCTTTTTGTCTCATCAGAAAGAAAATCACCATTTCGAGGTTTAACAGAAATGAAAACTTTACCAAAACGAGGTGGAGACATCTCTTCACCTCCAAAAGCCGTAACAGATTCAACATTTGGATATATAAATCCTAAAACTGATTCATAATCAGATGAAGTCACAGCACGATACTGTGAAGAGTAAATTCGAGGTGCGTAATATTTAATTGATGATATGGATTCAATTTCATCACCATCTCTTGACTTTTCATTTGTTGTAACAAGTGATATTAGAGATGCATCAATCGCAGCACCGTCTTGATTTGTAATATTTCCAACAAAACTAAATTCAGAAGCACCATTTCCGTCTCTTCCATCTGTCACAATATAAGAAACTGTAATAACATTGTCATTTGACAACTTTTTACCAATTACATTGTCACCAAAAATCAATTCATATCTTTCATCTTCAATTTCTTGTAAAAGATATGATGAAGATGTTGATGTAATACCAATAATATTGTCAATTTGTCTATAAGTTACAGTCGAGGTTGCAGATGAAGATGGTTTAACCTTGACTTTGATTGTTGATGTATCAATAAATGAATTATTTAAAATAAATCTTTGATTAAAGAGAGAATTATCAACGGTAAATTCTTGAGATACAAAATTACCTTCAAAAATCTCAACGTTATTAAATTCAGCTACCCCATCCACAACAGCTGTTGTGATATCTTCTGGAATACAAAATATGAAGTTTGTATTGTCACCAGCACCATTACAGACGATACCAGAGTTCAATGTGAGTGTTGATGTCTCCGTTAAATCGGTAACATTAAAAGATATATTCGCTCTTGCAGATCGACGAGATCTTGGTACATAACCAATGTTTCTTGCAAGTGCAACAACGTTTTCTCGAAGTGTTGCAGAGTCAAGAAAACACTCATTTGCTGCCATATTCGTATTATAGGCAGTTGTGTATGTATTATATGCTAATGCGTCAATAATAATTGAAAGATTTGATCCTTCAAAGTCATAATCAGTAAAATTTGTGTTTGCTCTCAGATAATCTCTGATAGCAATCTTGATTTGATCGAAATCTAAATTAACGTATTGACCGAAAGCCATTATACTCTAGCTGGGAAAAGAAGAACATCCACTGTTTGTGTTGGTGTTGGAATTCCAATGATATCATATTGAACTGTACAATTCATTTCATTTGTATCTGGCACAATTGTTACAGTTACATCAATTGATGAAATTCTAGGTTCATAATTAAACAAAGCTGATGTAATTTCATCAGCAACTTTAATTTCGCTTAAAGATGAATTTAAATCAAACAAAGCCTCATTAATAACTGAGCCAAACTCAGGTTCAAAAGGTTTTTCACCTAAAATTGTAAAAATTATGTTTTTGACTGATTTTTTAATTGCATCCTCATCACGAATCGTCAATACATCATTCGTCACAGGATGACGTTTAAACGACAAGTTAATATCTTTGAATGCTCTAGAAGCCACTATTTACACAAAAAGTTTCCTGTTTTATTTATACCTATTTTTTACCTTTTTATTTCACGAACTAAGTAATCA